CCATTCTCAAGCAGATCTAACTCATACTTACTAGAAGTGTATGCTTTATACTCTTCCCTCCAATTAGAATCATCATAAGGTTTGTTTGTCATTATCCGTAAGTAAAGGTCTTGTTTTTAATTTTAGTATCACCATCTGATGATGATCTACCAGGTTTCATTGTCCCTGCCGTAAATCTCTTTACATTTCTTCCTTGCTTATCTTTACCGAGTCCACCTTTTCTAGTTGCGGATACTGTACCAGTCTTTTTAGTCTGTGTCAACACCGCATCCTGACCATACTTCTTACCCAGTGACTTAATTGCTTTCTTAAATGCCCTCTTTCCCTTTTTACCAGAAGTAACTACATGACTTCTCTCTTTAACCTTTGTGGTTTTACCAGTGTCATCATCCTTCTCATCCCATCTTCCAGTTACTTTAGTAGCACCTGGTAAACCTTTACCCTTAATATCTTTATCTAATTGCTTTGCTCTTGCCTTATTTTCTTTAGAAGATTTGTCACCACGACTTCCAGAGATGACTGCCATCCCACCTTTATCAGACTTGGATTTAATTCTACTTAGACTGCTCTCATCAAGTTGAGAACAAAATTCCTTAAAGGTCTTCATCTTATATGACAGTTTTTTAATATTTATAATTCTTTTCTCCTTTTCCATTCATTGTACATCTGTCCATAAATCATACCTTCATTAGATTTTATATCTCGACCCTCAAGGAGTTCTATCTGTTGTTTAGATAGATCACTCCTTGCCATTCCAAGATATTCTTTTTCCCAATTAGGAAGATCTTTAATCCATTCTTTAATCATAATTAAGCTACCAATTCGATAAATTCGCCAAGAACTTTTTTATTTAGTTTCTTAACTTTAAGAGACTTAACAAATGCTCTTTTGATATCTGCCTTTGAATCAGACTTAGGTTCAAACTCCGAATCTTGAGCAAGTGCAGAAGAAGAAATACCAAAGTATGCATCATAACCAGAATTAGTAATGGTGAAGCTTCTATTCTTCTTCCACTCTTTCATCATACCCTCACTATCATATTGATAACGATGAATGAAATATCTTGCATCACGACTCTCAAGAACACGAATACCAATAAAGTTAGTAGAAGGAAACTTATCCTTAAGGTTAGTTAAAAGAGCATCAGTAAATTTAGTATAACTATGAGGAAGTTTATAAGTTCTTCCCAATTTACGATCCCTCAAGAAGGAACGATCTCCATGACAAGAAGACACTCCCAAATATGGTTCATCTTCCCAGTGACGCTCAACCATATTATTATATGTAAGTTGATGTCCTTCACCATCTGTTAAGACAATACATTGAACCTTTTCAGCACCAGTCTTCTCTTGGAATTGTGGGATGATTTGATGAAGAGCAACTAGGGTTTCATTCAATGGTGTTCCTGAAAGAACTAACTCATGAGGATATTCATAATTACAACGATTTGCAAATGCATAAGCAGTTCTCCATATATTAATCATTTGCTTTTCTAATGCCTTAGAATTTGAATCACTAGTAAAGAAGTGCATCAAATTAAAGTCACTATCTACATGAAGGAAACCTTCCTTTCTTTCACAATGATGAACCTTTTCTTCTTTCATCTTATCATAATGACTTAAACGATACTCTTTATCATATCTGTTTCTGAACTCACTAGTAAAAGCATATACATCAAAAGGAATCTGAACTTTCTTACAGAACCATATTAGATTGTAAAGTTGCTTCAATGTATCTTGAAGAACATACTGCATAGAACCAGACCAATCCAGTATAAAAACTAGACCATGATTCTTACCATCAGGAAGAACAGTTATCTTCTTAAATAGATCTTCATTGAACTTATATGTATGAAGTTGTCTTGTATCTAAAACCCCAGTTCTAGAAGTAGAAGCACGAGCATAAGCAGCAGCAGACTTCCTGCACTCAAACTCTTTAACAAGGTAAGAGACTTCTTTCTGGGCATCTCGTTTAAATTTAACATACTCTGTATCAGGGTGTTCAAATGTAGTATCAGGATAAAGATATTTTAATTCTTCAGGAACTGCTCCTCTTTCCCTTCTATTATCATCATATCTTTCTGCTGCTTCTATATAATGCTCATCAACTATCTTATGAATGGTTTCATTAGATACGATAACACTATCAAGATTAAGTTTAGGAATCTCTACATATACATTCTCTGCTGTTGCTTGACCAGTAAGATCCTTTAACTTACCAAATAAGGTATCTGCTGTTTGAACTTCTGGTAATGATTGAACTTCAGAATCTACAGAAGAACGATTATCATCCACGCTAGAATTATTATCAGAAGGATCGATCCCACTTTCCACAGGAGCATCGCTATCAGACTCAGAAACGGAAGAATCAGTATCGCTAGACTCACTAGTGTTACCACTCCCACCGCTTTCAATATCCATGAGAGAATTCTCGTTGGGGTGAATTTGCTCAGTCTCAGACTTCTGCTTCGTCTCCTGTTTGCAGAAATTATATAACGCTTCTGCTGCTGTGATTGTGTCAGTAAAGGTCTCGGCATTTTGTATTAAAGAGATAATCTCCTTCTCAGGAGTTGAAAAAGTGATATCAAGGAACGAACCAATCTTGAAATATAGATTAGCCCTATCAGCAAGATTAAGATTACTAATATCTTCACCATCTAACTCAAAGAAATCATTCTCATGCATCTCATTATATCCCCTATAGAAGGATTTGGCAATACCCAAATACTTTCTCTTCATCAACTTCTCAATTCTTGCATCCTCACATACATTCATAAACTGGTGAGGAACAGTCTTTGGAGGGTCTACATTGGGTGTAAAGAGTGCATGTCCTACCTCATGACCAACAAGCATATCATATACATAGTTGCTTGCTTTCTCCCACATAGGAAGTGTTAGAACCCTTGTTTGCACATTAAACTGTGCTGTCTCACAATACTTATGCTCTACTACGATATCTTCAGTAGCAAGCAACTTCGCTAATTGTGACTTGATTTCTTGCTGAACTGCCATCTGTGTTTTCGTTTGATGTACCTATCATACACGAAAACCTCCCTTTGGAGGAGGTCTGTAGACACTTTATCAAGTGTCTTCTTCTTGCTTTGGCACTCCGTAATGCCTGTGGTTTCAGCTTTCTTTTCGGTGGTTTACCCGAATTATGCTGCCAGTTCGGGGTAGAATTGCTCAATGTCCTTCCTGTAAAGAGACTTAATATTATCTATAAGTTTAGCACTCCTCTTAACCTTTTTAGATTCGTCAGTTGGCAATTTCTCAACTGGCATATCTTTTCTCATTTTAATGTCCACTCCCACTATATCACTTAACCAATCTCCAAACTCATCCTCAAACATATCTTCAAACTTCCAGATATGAGTCTTCTCTGAAATAAAATCTACTTGAGGTCTAAACCAATTAACAGATTCAGTTGATGGAAAATTTTGCAGCATAGAAGAAAACATCATAGGGTCTTCCAACAACTCTTCAATATTATCACCATACAATTCTGATAGGAAAATAGAACATGATATGAACCTATCAATAGGATTTCTTACTACTGTTATATGTGGGATACCTTCTACATCCAAATACTTTTCATAATATTCTCTGTGAAAGTGTGCAAGTTCTACTCCAGCAATACTCTTATACTGCCTATCTATTTCTACATCATCATCCCAAACAAAATCATTACCTTTCATAAGGTTCTGCTCTATGAACCTACCAGCAGTTCTAGGAATATGGACAAAAAGAAATCTCTTACCAGTGGGTTGATGCTTAAAAGTGGACATTAAACTTCTATCCTACTAAACCCTTTTACTTTTTCAAACCTTATATGATTCTCAAACTTATCTTCCATACCAGTCTTATGGGATATAACAAAGATGTTAGCATCCTTAATAACATATCTGATAATCTTAAGGAACTCATCAGTTCCAAAACCATCTAGAGAACTATCAAAGACCTCATCCATGATAAGAAGATTAGTATTAACAGAATTCTTAAACCTTGCTACTTCCCTCCAAGTAAAGAGAAGTGCTAGGTCAATACGCATCTTCTCCCCTTCACTAAAGGAAGCATATGAAAAATCTTCATGGATAGGAGATTCTACAGTCTCATTAAACTCCTCATCCAATGTAAAATTGATATAGAAATCCATCATCTGAAGATACCTATTAACCTGCTGGTTAATTAAAGGTAGATACTTCTTAATGATTTCAGCTTTAACTCCACCGTCTCTGAGTAACCCATATGAAAAATCATAGTAAGTAACAGTCTCTTTCTTACTAATCAAATCCTCATATGTAGTTTGTAAATTTTCTCTAAAGGTTGCTAACTTCTCATGCTCAGTATTTCTGTTTGCAAGTTGTTCGGTAATTCTTTGAATCTCCGATTCCAGATCTCTGACTTGTCGTTGATACCCAGAGATACGAGTATTGTTTTTAGAAATGCCATGCGTTAGTTTAGTAATCTCCTTAGATAGAATGGTGAATTGATGCTCTCGCTCTTCCTCCTTTTTAATTGCCTCCTCTAGTTCTTTATAACCAGATTGCAACTCCTTTGCCTTATTTTGAGCATCAGCAATTTTATTTATTCTAAAGTCTTCCTCAATTTCCTGTGTACATGTAGGACAAACCGTATTCTCTGTGAAGAACTTATGTTCTTTAGTAATGGTTGTAACTTTTTGTGAAATCTTACCTTTCAATCCACCAAACTTTCTTAGCTTTTCTGTAGCACCTGTTACTTTCTCCTGTTCTTCAGTAAGTCCAAATACCTGATCCTCTGTATGCTCATTCTTTAACATTAATACACAAATCTCATCTCCCAATTTTCTAATTCTACTATTCTTATCTTCTATATTCTCTTTACTTTGCTGTTCTAATTCTTCTATAAAGTTCTCTTGCATAGAAACTTTATCAGTAAGGGACTCTTTCTTAAGTTCAAGGGTTTTAATATCTTCTCTAACTACTCTTATCTTATCTTTAATCAAATTATTCATTGAAGAAAAGATTTTGATATCCAGTAAATCTTCAATCACTTCTCTCCTATTAGATGCAGTCAATTGCATGAAAGGAACAAATGCAGTAGAACCCAAGATAACAATCTGAGTAAATGATTTAAAGTTCATCTTCAAAACATTCTGCTCTAACCACTTCTGCTGGTCATTAGCAGAAGCAAATTGATTCATTACAGTACCATCTTTCCATATCTCAAATATATTAGGTTTAATTCCCCTTACTACCTTCCATGAAGTTCCTGACAGGGTGAACTCCACTTCTACTTTACAATCTTTCTCATTGGTTGTATTAGTTAACTGACCCTTACTGATCTTACGAAATGGTTTATTGAACAATGCAAAAGTCAATGCATCTAACACAGTACTCTTTCCAGCACCATTTGTTCCAACAATCAGAGTTGTTGAATGCCCATTTAATGCTACTTCGGTATATTGATTACCAGTACTTAAAAAGTTTTTCCAGCGTATTGTCTCAAATAAGATCATGATTTTTTTCAGGAGGAATTACAATATCATTAGGTGTAATAACGGTATACTTGTATCGATGAGATTGACAGGTTTGAATCATTACTTCATCCTCAACCTCTAAAACATGCATTTCGGGATAATCTCTTTCTTCTTCTAGCATCATTGCGAAACGAATAGCATCATCCTCTTGTTCAAATAAGTAAAGAGTTTGTTCTCCATCATCATCAATAACGGAATAAGCACCTTCACCTTCTCTTCCCTGCATAGTGAGTATGTACATTTTAGACCATCTCACATGCCTCCTGATAAGTTTCCTGTATCATTTTCTGAATGCGAGACTTATCAAGACTTACTTCCGAATCTTCAATATATCGATTAAGGATAGAAAGTGTATCTTCTGATTCGTATCCTTCGGTTTCAGTATCATATAAATTGTTGAAGTTAAAATTCTCTACAATCTTAAGTTCAGCAACCCCAGCTTTATAAAGTTTATCAATAAATTTTTCAAACTTCTTAATATTAGTTTTCTTCTGTACAATTACCTTTACAATCTTATCCTCATAATCCCTTGTATCAAACATTTGATGATCAGTATCCTCATAAAAAATCTTATGGAATAACTGGAATGGATTATTGACAGGAGTATGTTCTAAAGTCTCTGTATCAAAGAAATGGAAACCTCTAGTATCACCACAATCATTCCAGAACATTTCATATGGATTTCCTAGATAGAATACTTTTTCATTATCAGATCTTGTATGATAATGACCAGAAAATGTTTTCTTAAACTTATCAAATATATTAACATCAGTACCAGTCTCCATCACATATCCTCTATGGATTCTAAATCCCTTCAACTCAAGATGTCCCATACACACAGGAGAACTTGACTTTTTAATCATTGACAGAGTTTGATCTTCATTCTCCTTATTAATCCAAGGCACAAGAAGAATACTCAAACCACCTATTTCTATAGGAACTGTTTCAGAATATACATTTACATTACTATACTCTCTCAATAACAAATCTATTGCATTTATATCATTCGTATTCTTATAGTATGCTGTATGATTACCAACTATAGTATGGACAGTAATGCCCATATCTCTTAACCTATCAAAATAATTATTCTTTGCCCATGATAATGCAGCAAAATCAATTCCCTTTCTACTATCGAAAGTATCTCCCATATCAATAATGGTATCAATACCTTCCTTCTCTATAGCAGGAAAGAAAATTTCATCATAAAACTTCTGGAAATAATCATGAAAAAGTTTTGAATTTTTCCGTGCCCCGAAGTGTTGATCGGTAATAATCGCAATCTTCATTAATTACGCAACTTGGAATGTACAGCATCTTTAATGGAATTATAATCCGAATGTGTAGTTCCGTCAATCTGGTTACTATCATCAAACACTTCATTATACCCAGACTTCTCTAGAATCTTATTCTTAATCTCTAATTGTCTTTTTTCTCTTTGTATTCTGCGGAGAAACGCATAATGTATAATCTGCGTAAAGTAAGCAAAAGGATTCTTGGATTTCTCAGGATCAAAGTTATGTATGTATTGAACGCAATTTTCGATTCCATCAGAGATCATGTCCTCCTTGAACATGTAATTTACAAAGTTTGGTTTAAATGATAAATGATTAGCAATCTTTAAGAAACACTCACCAATGTATCTTGGTATAACAGGTTTAGGATTATCCCTAATCTTTGCTATCTCAACATTTTCCCGATAGGTAATTAATGCAGCAAGAAACTCTTTGTTATTCACATAGTGCTCTGACCTTTTTCGTTTTGCCATAGGTCTTATTATTGCCATGAGTCTTTATCACTACTATGTATTATTATAGCATTTCCACATACTATTGACAAGGTACTAGATTACATGTAGACTAACTCTGTCAGGGTTGAAAGGATATACCTTAGCTTTTATTAGTTTTATTATCTTTATAGATCTTTTCTAATATATCTTTAGCATCATTAACATTAGATATATACCCCATTCTTCTACTCATTTTAGATTGATTCTTATTTTCCTTTTCTGAATCTCTAAGGAAATTTTGATACATCATCATCATTTGAATATCTGATGATTCTGATAATGTTAATACATCATCTAGATTAATAATAAACATATCTTCACGACTAGTTTTTAACCAGGGTTCTACTTTATATCCTACTAATCCATTCTTACTTTTTATTTCACAGACAGTAATAGGACTATGAATAATGAGCATCGTGCGATTTTCTTCTTCTGAAGCAGCTACCTTGGCATATATCTCTTCACCAGATTTAAATTTTATTGTTGCATAGAAGTCTTCTTCGATTGACATAATTTTATTTCCCTTTTAATTGTATTGTAATTATCTCATAATTAAATTTTTCTTCATTGTAAATTTTGATTCTTTCAATAAAGTGATTTAATGTATAGTTTCTTTTGGTATTAGTTGAGCAATCATCTGCTATATCATAGAGAATTGCTTTTATTTTGTTTGCTCCTTTTCTAAGAACTCGTCCAATGCTTTGCAAGTTACGAATGCGTGATTTGCTTGGAGAAGCAAAGATAACATTATGGAGGTTTTTAATATTGATACCAGTTGAGAATGTACCATAGGAAGCAACTATTATAGCGTTGTTTTCTTGTTCGGTAATTTCTCTTACCTCTTCTCTTGCTTGAGCATCAACTCCACCGTGTACAAAGAATAATTGACGATTACTATTCTTATTTTTATTTATTAAATCGTAAAGCACCTGACCATGTGCTTCTACTCTACTGTATAAAATGAGGGTGTTTCCCTTTAGATCTAATGCTAGATTCTTTATAAAATTGTTTCTTTGTTCATGTGATATTAAATATTCTATCTCATCATTATAGGTATCAAACTTCTGAGGAGGATGTTTAAGGACAAGACATTGTATATCTAACTGGGAAAGATGCCCTTGTTTCATTAGTTCATCTGTTTTGGTCACCTTGTATGATGGACCAAACAACCCCTCTAAGACCCATTTATGCGTCTGTGTGCCGTCTAAAGTACCCGTAAAACCAAATCTATACTTAGCATGATGTAACTTAGTCATTATAGATACTAATGACTTCGATTTAAAGAGGTGTGCTTCATCTCCTATAACTACATTATAATCTTCAAAGAATGATCTTTCTAGTTTATATACTGATTGCCAAGTAGTAATTGTAACTGGCAACTCATTTGTTTTTTCTTTCCCTGCATATATCTTGTGGCAAAATGACTCAGCATCCCAACCATAATCAAAGAAGTCCTTATACATCTGTTCTACGAGTGATGTCGTGGGAACAACTAAGAGAATTTTTTGTCCTTTCTCAACATAATATCTTACAAGAGAATAAATCATCAACGATTTGCCTGAAGCAGTGGGTGATATCAATAGCTTTCTATTATGTCTTAAGGCATCGTATACTCCCTCAATTTGGTACTTCCTGGGTGGATGATTGCAAATAGAACTCATATAATCTTTTACACCAGCATATGATATTCCCTCATTAACTTCAAAGGGAGCACCATAGTAATCATTATCCGCAAACTTATATGTATAATCATGTCTTTCACAGAATGCAATAATCTTATCTAATAGTCCTACATATATCTTCTTCGTTCTCATATCGAATAAGTGGATCTCTCCATTCCAATTCTTATTACGATATTGTGGCATAAATTTTGCTCCTTCGACCTCGAAGGTAAAGTGGTCCCTCAATTCATATTCTATATGAGGTTCCGAATCAATT